AGACCAGCCATACCATGTTTACGAACCATGCGTCCAATTAATTTCTTAAGCATTTTTTGCCTTTCCGAAGTTTGCACCCATAAAGTTCACAAACTTAACCATCTTTTCTACAATCATATTGTCAGCTTTATTAGGTGTCATAGTTGCTATTATACTAAACCCACCAACAATGCTTGTCATTGCTGATATAATCATTGTCCAGTTTTCCATAATAAAATCCATAATTATCCTTTACCATTTATTCGTGAAACAGAGCCTTCTACCCTGTTCATAATATCCCCTAAATCGTTGACCTCCTCAACTAACTTTTCATGTCTTCGGTCTCTTGTCTCATCTGAGCGATTCCATCTATTAATTAAATCAACTACAATCGCCCTTGTAGCTTTCTCTTCATTTTCTATATCTAAAAGCCGTGCCATAAGTGTCTTCTGTAGAAACAAAATTTGCCCTACGAACAAGAAAACTATAACCCCAATAGCTCCGTATTCAACCCACACTTCGTACATTTATTTTTTCCCTGTATAATCGTTATAAAGAGCTTGAGCTCGCCCTTTATATTTTCCTTGTTTCATTAAACGTTTTAACATATATGCCTTGCTTGCTCTATCCATTTCGTTTTTTTCAGCCATATCAGACGAGCTAACCTTCTTAAAAGATTGACCAAATGTACCAGTCTTGCCTTGTAATTCTTTGTTTACGTCTTGAGCTAATGTTGACAATTCTTTTGCTCCAGCATAATTTAAATGTGTCTTTGCTGGATTGTTAGGTTTTGTTTTTCTTATTTGCAATCCAACTTGTTTTCTCATTTTAGATTTATCTTTAGGAACTGCTAATGAATATCCTCTTTTTTTCATACCATATGACATAATATAATTTCTCTTTTTAACTGCGTTTAAACTAGGGAAAGAACCTTCTTAAACTTTCCATTACAGCAATACATAGGCTAAGGAAAACCCCAAATGACTTAGCCCATGTTTTTGCTGATTGAACATCTTCTCTTAACTCGCCAACCTCTGCCTCTAGCATTTCAACAGTTTGAAAATCGGTACGCAATAAATGTACTTCAGTCCAAATCTTTGAACGGTATTCAACCAAGTTTTTAGGGACAGGTGGAATATCAAGAGAAGAACGTGACATTATTTCTTTTTCTCGTCTTTTTTAGGTTCTTTTTCATCGTTCATTTGCTGTTCAACAAGAGCAATAGCTCCAGTAATTTGATGAAAATTAACTTCTGCTTGACGTTGTTGCTCTTTTAATTGAGCCATTCTTTCTTCAAGTGTCATTTTAGGGTTTCCTTTATTTTATAACCTATTCCTTATCAGGCTTAGGTTTTGGTTTTGGTTTTGGATTAATAATAATACTTTTTGTTAAAACTGGTGTATCCATATGTCTTGTGTCCCAGTAACGAAAATCATTTGTGTTCCAGCCAATTGCGTATGAGTTAGGTAGGTAGCGATATTGAAAAGCTGAAGTATTATAAATTTTTACTACACTACTATCTGATGAGTAAGTGATTGTTTGATACGGTACAGGGTCACCTAAGTCTTCTATACCAATAAAAATACCGACTACTAGCCCAACCATAAAACCAATCATCTTACACCTAGACTATCTGCTGTCCATACAACTTTACGCATCAAGCTGTCTAGCTCAAACATTTCCTGAACTATCTCTTCTTCAGACTTGCCTATGTAATATTCTTGGCAACTAAATATGCTTACCATAAATGCTATTACAAATCCACTAATAACTATTATGTGTAAAGCTTTATCTGCTTTTGCAAATTCGTTCAATTTTCTACGCACAATTGCATTAAGTTCTGTGTCTATTAAATCTTGAGCTATAAGTCCAAAATGTTTTCTATCGTAGTCATCGTGCCCTTCTTTTAAACCTTTCATTTTATATGACTTAGGTTTTAGACTGTTAATAAAATCAACACCTAAATCGCAATCAGTAATATATTTCTTAGTAGTTTTGTCTGAAACATTAACTGAATTGGATGTGTATATAACTGACCATCTTGCTCCTGATGCCCCTAAATTTATTGTGTTATTGCCTGACGGATAGGGATTCCCGTGAAATTGTGCTGTATTGTTTCCATAAAGATTTAAAGCAGTAGACACATTACTTCCATCATAGGTATTAAAATTTAAAGCATAACTACTTTCGTTAATACTCGCATTTCCATTTGCCCAAGTAATAGCATAGCCTCCACTCATATAAATATGACCATCTTCGACAGATAGCTTTTGATAGCCACCTGTTCCACCAATAGCAACATTTCCATTATTTTTAATAGTCATAGCTAAATTAGTAAATGGTGTACCATCCTTATCGTTTGAATATCTAAAATCTAAATTTCCATGAGCAGAATAATTTGATGCTATACCCCAATTTCTTCCACTTGTATTAGATGCGTTAGCAGTTAAAAGACCAACACTTGATACACCATCAGATGCATCACCTCTAATACCTAAAGTTTGATAAGCATGGTCAGTCACTGTTTGATTGCCAAGCAATACATCACCCGCAGGTGTTATAGTCATTTTTACAGCGTTAGAACTACCATTATTTGTGCTAAATCTTATATCACCTTTACTAGAGCCTAAACTGTTAGATTGTATTCTTGCCAATTCAACTGTGTGGTCAAGAAACATCATAATGCCATTAATTCCACTACTGTTAAATGAATGACCTTGTAATTCTAATACAGCGTAATTATTAGCACTTGCATTATCAGTTGAGGATATTGTTAAAGCTCCTCTATCATTATTCCATCCACCAACATTAGGGCTTTGTGTGTGAACACCTACTTTGCCCGTTCCTGTAATAACCATTGCACTAGATAAACTATTTGTATTAAAAGTCATATTATAGTTTGAAGAATTATGAGTAAGATTTCCACGTTCTCCGAATCTTAAAATACCACCTACAGGTAAAGTTGTTGTTCCTCCTGCAAAAGTAGCGTTTTGAGATGAATCAATAGTTAAAGCATTAGTTGCACTAGTTCTAAGATATAAATTGCCTGTTCCAGTTGCATCATCAATAAATCCTACATAAACATCATTACTATTAGCTAATCCAATAACTCTTATATCAGACCCTGCTGTATCTTTAACTTTAAAATATTTATTGTTATTTAAAACTACATGGTCAGATGATGATAATCCTGTAAGAGTACCAACTGAGGTAAGTGAACTTGCAGTTACTGTACTTTTAAGTGTAGCCCCAGTAACTAAATTAGCTGAGGGAGTTAGGGCTGATTGACTAATCCAACTAAATGTACCATCTCCATCACTAGCTAATACTTGTAGGCTTGTTCCATCCCCACTTACTGAAAGCTCATCTGCACCAATACTATTGTTTTCTACATAAGAACTATTACCCATAAGGATACCATAAAAATCTGTACCACTTGCAGGTGCTCCAGTGAAAGCTATTGTAGAACCACTGATTGTATAAGATTCAGGGGTGTGTTGTATGACCCCATCTAAAGCTATGATTGTGTTTTGTGCATTAGGAGTAATATTGACATTGCCAACTTGTAATGTAAAGGTTGTATTAGAACCATTAAAGGTTGATGCTATATCATCTATTAATGCAAATGAACCAGCGTTAGTTGGGTTATGTCCTATATAAGGCATTACTTACCTACTTTCTTCATAGCTAAATCGTGAGCCTGTTTAAACGACTTACCGTTACGCATAACTCCAACCATATATTTCATATGTGATTGGCTGTGGTGTGCTGAATGCTTTTTCATTGTGGCTTTTTGTTTTGTAGTTAAGCCTTCCATACTTACCATCTTTGCTTTAGCCATTATGCGTTCTCCAACGTTTCTAAATGGTCTTTGTATGCTTTTTTAACATCATCTGTCCACACTGCGTTACAAATACCTTGAACCTCTGATGA